CGCTTTCGCGTTGCCGGTAATATTTCCACCCTTTCGGGCCCCTTTTATTGTCGGAGGGAGCTATGAGCAGGTATCGTATTCGTCAAAACGATTCATATCCGAATGGAGGCTACGGCTATGCCAAGGCCGTCGACTGTTGGGGTAATTCCTGGTATAGGGATTACTCCGTAGGTCGCGACATTGACTGGTCGTGGTACTCAACTCGTCATATGATCTTTAAGACGATGTACGAGACCATGGTAGACTCTGTGACCAACACTGGTGGCCACCCGTTTAATTATTGTGAGCACTTTCACGCCATTCCAGCAGTTCTTGAAAAAGACACTGCTCCCTGCACATGGTTTAATAACTATGGCTGGGGCTGGGATCAAACCAGCTATTGGTGTCAAGGTGCCACTTTTACGGTGATTCCAGATCTCGGTTTTTGCCAAGCATTGGCGACCGGTGCTCTGGATTCCTCCAATGTTGTTTCACTTGTCGAAGCTCTAGCTAGGGATGTCAAGGGCCTCATTAATAGCAAATCGCTTCTCGCGGTTACTATTAAAGAGTTACCTGAGACAATCGAAATGGTTCGCAACCCTTTCGGTCTCCTAAAGCATGGTTGGCGTCTTATCGCTGGGAAGAGCACGGCTGCTCAACTTGCGCGAAAAGGCTCCAATCTATGGCTCGAATACCAGTACGGATGGAAGTCCTCGTATTATGATCTAAAGACGTTCGCGTCTTCTTTTCATAAATACAGTGCTTCTCTTCGTCAGTATCGAGAAGGAGTTCCACGTAGATACGCTGAAAGAGCGCATCCTACGATCCCTGCGCCAGATCCGACTGTGTCAGATGGGGATTGGTTGACGTTAACTAACCAGGTGAAGAATAATTCTTCGCTTGGTTTCGTACCGATTCGGTTAGTCTTTGACCAACCGGTCGTCTTGGTGAGCTTGGGCTGTAGAGCCCTGGATAATCTGAGTAATCAGGTATCCAAACTTGAAAAGTTTTGCTCATCATTAGGTTTAACGCCTGACCGTATCCTCGAGACGCTATGGGAAGCTCTTCCTTATAGTTTCGTAGTTGACTGGTTCGTCAATACGGATGCTATAATTAAGTCTTCCCGCTACGATAGCGCTCTCGCTGATATCCAAAAAGCGCATGTATCGCACTTGGGCTTTTCAACGAAGGTTGAATGCTCTTATGCTATACAGGGCTTGCTTGATGTCAAAGCACCAAGTTTTTCTTGGTACTGGGGCAACAGGCCGTCCTCTCGTCCAGTTTTGTACGAGGGAACAAAGGGACGTTTCAAGTATTATCGCCGTATGGCGGGAATACCTGCTGCGTCATATCAGCTGTTAGACACATCGGGGCTCAAGCTAAGTCAGGGCGTCTCGGGTTTTGCGTTAATCTTTCAACGCTTCCTGGGACGCTGAACTAGTGCTCGAGCGGCACTTCACTTATGAAGGTGTACCATGGCTTCATCCAGTCTTACTCTTTACGATCAAGATTCCGGAACAACCGTTTACGTACTGCAAAGTACCAGTGCGAATACTTCGCGCTGGGTTGTTGCGGGTCGCAGTCTGTCAAAACCGAAGTGGATCGAGATCTCTCGAAAGATTTCTCCTTCCGGTTCTTCGGCTAATGATCATGTCATTGTCCGTGTTGGACAAGTCGAGGCTTCTACGGCTTCGCCATATCCACTTAAAACCTATACAGCCACTCTGGATATTTCTATCCCGCGTGATCTGTCTGGTTTTGGTGCGACTACGTCGGATGCCGTTCTTGCTCTCGAGAAGGTCTGTAATAATTTGATATCTGCTCTCAATCATAAGGTCGCTTTGACCTCGATTGCTAGCAATACCGAACTTACAAATGCCTTCTCTGGTGCAGATTTCTAATCTACACCCTACTATAGGCCCCTAGTTAGGGGCCTAATAACCCCTTATTAGGAGGTCTATATGACATCGCTAGTTGTTTTTCTAGCGGGACTGCTCTTGAAATGTCTGGTTAATGACCCAGACATTAGGAGTAAGATTTCCGATGCGTTATCCTTACGGATAGATATCGTCGTCGATAAGAGTTCTACTTCTATAGTATTTACTCCTATTGACAAGACGTTGCCTGCAGGTGATAAGAAAATCTTACCACTTCACAAGCAATCT